CAGAAGATTGCAAACTCGAAGAGACCGACTATATCAAGGACGACAATAATCTCAACTATGATAAGTTGGTTGGGCCGCGTCCTCGTAACATTTTCAAAAGATGAAATCCGCGCTCGCCTACACGCTCATTCTAGCCACTATTGCCGCCCTGCTTTATGCGGGGTGGCTTCAGTCTTTTCCGTTCACTTCAGAAGCAGATCAGGTCGAAGCAACTAACCGATGGATGGTGTGTAATGCGCTGTCCATTGTTTTGTTATCCGGAATTATCGGAATACTGGCTGAAGGTAAGTTGAAGATGATTGCCGTAGCTTTTACGATCGTAGCGTTCGGTGATCTGATGGATGAAATCTACTTTGATCCGTGCGTGTTCGCGTTTAACGACTGGTTAATTCTCAACATTGTTGGAATCGGTTTAATCTTCTCACTCCTTAAACATCGCGTATGAATCTTCACGATGAAGCAATGGCATTTCTCAGTAAATTCTCCACCTTCATTGTGTCAACTGCGGTGGGGGTTATTGGTAAAATATCCTATGAAATAGGCATGAAGCGCAGAATGTCACTCATTCAATGGTTCGGGATTGTCGGGATGTCAATCTTTGCCGGCTACATTACATCGGTTTGGTGCGTGAGTAATGGATGGGAGAAGCAGGGGCAGTACATCGTGCCTATTACCACTCTTCTCGGTGAAAAAATTCTTATTTACCTGACCACACATTACAAGTCAATCCTTCATAAATTGCTGGCCGTAATAACACCAAAGCGATGAGCGACAAACCAAAACTCATGGAACGGCTGAAGAACTCCAAGTTCGCGGAGTTCATGCGCGACAAAGTAAAACCCGTTGCGGGTGATATTGTCGAACTCGTTGGCGACGTGACCGGAGTTGAGGCGCTTGAAAAGGTCGGGCAGATACTCAACAAAGGCAAGGAACAACGCGAAGAACTGCGCGCTTTAGATGCAGAATTTCAGAAGTACAAACTCCAATGGCAGCTAGAGATGGAATCCATCAAAATGGAAACCGGACTAGAAGAGTTGCGCCTAGAGGTTGAGGACAGAAGCAACGCCCGAAGCCGTGAGGTTGAGTTTATGAAGGCATCCGGTGGCAAACGTGACTGGCTGATGGGTGTTGTAGTGATTACCGGACTGCTGATGACCGTCGGTGTAGTGGCTTGCCTTGTCTTCATCCGGATTCCCGAAGAGAACCAACGCCTAGCAGATATGACCTTTGGAACGGTGCTAGGAATCGGCACTTCTATCTTCGCTTATTACGTTGGTTCATCTCGTTCATCCCGCCACAAAGACGAAACCATTTCACGCGCAATCAATGGGCAGGGTTAAGGTCACAGATAACTTCTACCTAGATGAATTTGTGCCGCCTGAAATCTACAATGTAAGGGGTGCGCGTTCACTTGCGCTCATGGATATACGCATCATCCTAGCTTGTCAGCATATCAGAGATATATCAGGGCGCAGGGTGACGGTGAATAATTGGTGGAACGGTGGCGCGCTAGACGAACGCGGTCTCAGATTAGGCGATACACCAACGGGCGCGAGGTGGTCGCAGCATAAGTACGGTAGGGCGGTGGATTTGAGCGTAGACGGTATGCGTCCACGCGAAGTTCACGACTTAATCCGCAAACATGAAATTTTCTTTATAGAGCGGCAATGGATCACAACCCTAGAAAACCCTGCTTTTACTCCTACATGGACGCATATTGACTGCCGTCACACCGGACTAGACAGGTTGTTAATCGTTGATCCTTAAAACTTGTCATAAATAGACGCTTCTCCATCCATAACTTTTTTTGTTCCGGGTGACATAATGTGAGCAAATTCTACTTGGCAAAAAATACCACATTCGCCCATGACAAAATCAGATTTGCTTCCAGCGTTTGGATCAAGTTCATCAAGATAAATTTTTCCATTCTTATCTTTTAGACAAGTCGCGTTTACTTTCCTTTCGGTTTCTGCCATGTTTTTGAATACTTCAGGAAAATCAACTCGTATTTTATTCCAATAACCAGCACCACCCTTAACACATCCTATGCAGTTGTTGTTATTGTATCCTAGTTTATACATTGTCGGAATTTCAATACCTGAAGATTGAACAATGCCCGCGCATTCATTTTTATTCAACTTGTTTTCAATGAGTGGAAAAAGGCTGTTGGTATATCTCCATTGTTCTTGCCACCTTATAGCGCGGTTCACTTGTGTTTTTTCAAACTCAAATCCATATACCTGATTTGACCAATCTAGTTTTGCTTCCACAAGTTCTCTAACGTCTTTTTTCAAAACTTTAGTGCATGGTGCGCCAGTTGGCCCATTAATGTACTTTCGTTTACTAACTACTTCAATTTGATCTTTATATTTTACCGCTTGATATTGTTCAATTTCTCTGCCATACCAATTTTCACAATCAGCCTTAAACCTTAGCGTATCAGAATGGTGGCTGTTAATATGTATGTAAACAATACGGACATTTGGATACTTATCAATAGCCAATCGGCAAGCTACAGCAGAAGTTATGCCGCCTGACCACCATGCTATTACGCATCCGTCTGATTTAAAACTCATTTTTTGTTTGTGTTTGATTTCCATGAAGCAAATGCCGCGAAATAAACTGCTCCGCGTCTCTATTCATGCAGGACTGACCGCAGACGCAGATTAAGCCCTTAGATAGAACTTTAATGTGTTCGGGATAGGTTGGCCTTCTCATAGCTTCTTACTGATTATTTCCCCTTCCCATCTCAGCACAGAAAGCGGAATCGTGTTTAATCGTTTGCGCGGGTGCTGCCATTTATCATTCACTCTGCCGATCAACTTAAGTGGCCGCCCTTCTTCCACGTGAAATAGGACTTTGTTAAGATTCACTACATCGTAGCTGCCGTCATTGTTGGGGTAGACTTTCATTTAAAAAAAAATATTACTGTTTAGTATTGGCTACTACTCGTATTAGTTCGTCAATTTTCTGAGCTTCTTCTTTTAATTCACGAAGTTTAGCCCAATTTCCGTTCCTATCATTTCCATCGTTAAAAGCCATTCCGCATATTGTCTCCATTATCTGCAATCTAGCTTTTGCTAGTTGCGTCAGGCCTGAGTTGCGATCAGATATTTTTTCTAAAATTTCATTTAATGCTTTGGAAATGTCGCTTGTAAGTTGTTGTTCGTTTGTCATCGTATTGGTTTTTAAAAAGGTGAATAACTCGTGCTAATATCTACATACTTTGTCTGCTCTCCAAGAAATTTAACAGGAACAATTCCGGTTGATCCGTTTCGCTGTTTGGCAACTATCAATTCATCCGGCTGCCCATCTGCCGATCCGTAGTAGCTTGGACGGAAGAGAAAGCAAACCACATCCGCATCCTGTTCAATCGCTCCGGATTCTCGAAGGTCGGATAGTAACGGCCTTTTGTCGGCCCTACTTTCGAGCGCACGAGACAACTGAGACAGGGCAAGCACCGGAACATCTAGCTCTTTCGCCATAAGTTTGAGCGTCCTGCTGATTTCGCTCAATTCCTGCTCCCTGTTGCCGCTTCTTCGATTATTGCCGCCTGAAATTAGTTGCAGGTAGTCAATCAGGATAAAATCAACCCCGTGTTTTTTCTTCGCTCTACTCGCTTTGTCCAGTATCTTCTGCGCGGTAACGCCTGAAGTGTCATCTATCCAAATTGGAAGCCCGTTTAGCACGTCATTCCCTGCGTAAAACTGGCTCAGGCGCGTTTCATCTAGCCTGTACTTAGCCAGCTTCTCCACATCTACCTGACTGACCATTGAGTTCCACCTGTACACCCATTGCTCACGGCTCATTTCAAGTGAGAAGACTAGAACTTTATACCCCAACATTGCCGCGTGGAGTGCTTCACCTCCTGCATAGGCTGACTTACCCATGCCGGGGCGCGCTCCCAAAATGATTAGGTCGGTTTTCGCGTATCCACCCAAAAGCCTGTTCACGCAGTTGAGTGATGACGGAATACCGCTGACCCCATCGGGATTGTTTAACCTTGCCTCAACCATTTCACGCGCCCGATCAATGGCCGCTTTTATGTGCTGAACTTCTCCGTCATTGCTTCCCGAATGAATTGCGTTCATCGCTTTGCTAAATTCATCGTAAATGTCGAACGCATCCTCTGACTTGTCATACGAACGATTAAAAACCCGTTGAGCGATATTCCCAAACTCTCTCCGCATCCAATGTTCGCGAAGGATTAACCACCATTCAGACAGGTGTGCCGTTCCTGAGACGCGGTTGGTTAGTGCAGAAACCTTCATCGGGCCGCCAGCCGCTTCTAAAACACCCTCAGCCCTCAGCTTCTTGGTCACGGTCAAAATATCAATGGCCGCGTTCTCATTTTTCAGTTTCAGGATGGAATCGAAAATAAGCCTATTAGACGGCACATAAAAGATTTCAGGTATCAAAGTACCACTTAAGGATGAAAGTGTGTCAGATTGAAGCAGGATCGCTCCTAATATGACCTCTTCAAGTTCTTGATCGTGGGGCGGTATAAGTCCGTGTAAATTGTTCATTGCGTATTGGTTTGACTTTCGGCAAAATTAAAACAGATCACTCTTCGTTTCTTCTCCTTGCGTCCCATTCTTTATGCTCATCAAACCAGTCGGCTAGTCTGCGGCTGTCTTTGTCTCTGCCGTTGTAAACGATTTGGTCTAGTTGTTCGGGCGTAAGTGCATTAAGTCTGCTGCATAGCAAAGGGGTTAAGATGTCGCAATGATTTTCGTATGTGGCGTTGCTCCACCTGATAATAGCTTCGGGTGTTTTTAAGCCCATTTTTCTGTCCAAAATAACCACTAGCGCGGCCATTCTGCGTGATTGCACTTCGTTGTTTGATTCTTCGGCTTGATAGCAAGGCATGGCATTATTTTTTATGATTTAACTCCTAGTTGTCTGTGATAAGGCGGTGCGTTCTCTTCTGATGCAGGCGCAAGTTTATACCGTTGTCCGGCTGCTTCCAAAATTTCCCGTTCTTCGTGTGGTTTAAGGTCGAACAATCCCTGCCATTCGCCTAGAATTGCGTTCTCAATCATCTTAACCGCGACCTTTTCGGCCTTGCTTCCAAGTTTTTTGAGGGCAATTTGCAGGGCCTTATCTGATTTGTTCTTCCATTTCTTCTGAGTGAGTAGTGATTGCCATGCAGATTTGAACTCATCAGATGAATGTGGAAGCGTCAAATTTTCTTTTTCAGTTTTCTTTTTAGAAAATAAAACACTATCACTTACATTAACACTACCATTATCACTATCACTATCATTTACATTATCATTATCAGCTACGTTTGCTAAGCTAATCTGGCTATTGCTAGCAATTGCTACCTTTTGCTTGCTTTTGCTAGCTTTTGCTTCACCTCCCTTTCTACCTAGTTCTGAACGCTTTGCGCTAATTTCGGCATAACGATCCGCATCGCGGGTGAAGTGAGTGATAAATGGTTCGAGTGCTAATTGCAACCAAAACTCAGAAGGCTGTTCTCCTTTTGTCTGGTAGTTTCTTATCGCTTTAAAAAGTTGTCCGGCCTGTTCATCGGAAAGTTTATCCAGCACATTCAGGCCGTCATGGTAGAGAATGAAAGATTTTTTCATTTAAAAATAAAACCCGCTACCAGACACAAAGGCGACCCTCCTAGCCCAGAATGAGCAAAAGGCAATGTGTTGATAACGGGGTTTATTAAGTTCTTCATCGGTCGCTGTGTCAAATATAGATAGGTTAAGCAGGGATGCTGCTGGAAGTTTCTAACGTTTCATCCACTCACTTATGATTTCCTGCTTCATCTTCTCCGCCTTTTCGAGTTTCAACAGCATGAGTTCCTGATCCTCCGGCACGGCATAGATTTCCGCGTAATGTAGCATCCGGTGTTCGGGCTGGCGCGGATCGAAAGACGCGAAGAGCCACAGGGGTATCTTGTGAAAGAACATATTCGCCTGACATTGCCAGTAGTAATCCGCATCGTGTTCCTTCAGGTCTGCTGCGTTCTTCACCCGTGAGTGTCTGAGGTGAATTACTGAGTTGTACGGGCATTTGATTTCAGCCCCTACTTGAATACCCTTGTATTCCATGTAAGCATCCGGAGAAGCCCCTGAGTAGTCGCCATAGAGTTTGAACGGTGGTTTGAGTTTCAGCTTGTCCTCCGGGCATCCAATAGCCTGAGCAAGTTTGTTAAGGGCGTGTTCTTCCCATTCGTTTCCCCAATCGGTAGCTTTGGATGAAAATTCGCCTTGCGCGTCTCCTGTGATAACCTCCATCGCTTTCTCTTCGATGTAAGTGATCGCTGTCATGGATAGCTTGCCCTCTGCCCTGTCCTTCACGGATCTCGGTTCGGTGAAAAGTTTGCCCAGTCCTGAGCCTGTGAATCGGCCAAGTCTGACCTTATCCCATGCACGGGAGTTTTGAGCGGAGGCAATTAGTACCTCTCTTTGAAGTTCGTTGTGTAAGTTCATTGCTGTATTGGTTTTGGCAAATGTATGGAAGATGGCGCGTTATATTCATTCACTTCATCCACTAGGCAGCTATCACAGCAGAATTTGAGGAAGTAAGTTGCCGTCTGAATGTTCGGGTGCAGGGTATCGCGGTTGAAGTAATTGAGGCAAGCCTCGCATCTCACATCGCAGTTGGGGCAATGCTGCTCGTCTTCATCGCGGTAGGTATCACACTCAGGGCAATACACCGTGTCAATGGTTCTAAGGTATACAAGTGAGATCATGCGCGTGAATTTAAGAGGGTTTGGATTTTTTCGCGCTGCTCCGGTGTAATAAGTTCGGAAACGAGTTCGATTGATTGTAGGATCTCATACTCTTCCACGCCTGAACTGATCGCCTCTTCAATCTTATGCATTGCTGAGGGTGGCAGGGCGGTTAATCCGGTGTCCTGAGGAGTGAGTTTGAACGGCTTATACTGATCCTTATTCTTGCGGTTAAGGTCACGCCCGAAGATTTTACCCAATGACTGGGCCGCGTTTTTCAGGCACTCGGCTTTGAGTTTGGGGAAAGCCAAATCTAGCGCGTTCTGCTTCTTGTTGCTCGGATTCAATGCCCATTCATTACGTGCCTGTGCATTGTCCTTAATTGCGTCCGGTACACGATCAACGGTTATCACTACCGATGCCGCGCCTGTCCTTCTGAGCGTCTGCCCGGTCACGGGATGGGTAACGACAAGTTCAAGTGAACCCTGAACTTCGTTCGCAATAGCTGACCACTTGAAATTTTCTGTTGACCACAGGCCGAAGAAGAGTTCGTCAAGTGTCATTTCCACGTGAGATATGACGAGCGTCACGGCTTTTTTATCCGGAGTTGGTTCGATGCCTTCAAGTGCTGGCTCAGAGTTTAACCGTGCCGTGAATTTTTGCAGTTTGTCAAGTTCTAACATAGGATGAAGTAAGTTAAGAATGTGATTGATAGTACGAGGATAATAGCGATTTCCATTCGCTGAATCCGTTTGATTTCTCGGTTAGTCATTGATGATAAGCCCTGA